CCGAAGAGCTGGCCTACCTGGGCACAGCGATTGACCGCATTGGCGGCCGCGCCACGCTGCTCGAAGTCGAGGACTTGGGCGATGTGAAGATGGACGAGATCACCGCCTTGGCCGCCCAGCGCCAAGCCGACACCATCGCCGCCATCGACAGCTCGGCCGGGGCGGCGGTGGCGCACGTCAACGCCACCCAAACCGCTGCCACCAACGCCATCAACGCCACCCGCACGGCGGCGCAGGCTGCCATCACGCAGACCCAGACCACAGCGCAGTCGGTGATCGCGCAGACCCAGACCACAGCGCAGTCGGTGATCGCGCAGACCGAGAACAGCGCGACCACGCAAGTCAATACGGCTGCGCAGACGGCGATCCAGCAAGCCGCTATTGCCCGTGATCAAGCCATTGCAGCCGCCCAGACGGCGGCGCAAACAGCGGCCACGCAAGCCGCTGCCGCGCGCGACGAAGCCATCGCCACTGCGCAAGCCGCTACCCACAGCGTCACCCAGCAACTGGTGCTGGGACGCAAGACCTTCTTTCTAGCCCAACTCTAAGGAGCCTCTGCCATGACCATTCTAGGAACGGCGCTGCCAGCCGCCAACACGCTGGCCACCTTGTACCAGGTGCCCGTCGGGCGACGGGCGGTGCTCAATCTTTCGGCTTGCAACCGGGGCAGCACGGCGGCTGCGCTGCGCATCGCCCTGAGCGCTGCGGCCACACCCGCGAACAGCGAGTTCATCGAGTTTGACCTCAGCCTTGTGGCCACCGAGGTGCTGGAGCGCACCGCGCTGTCGCTGGCTGCGGGTCAGCGCGTGCTGGTGCAGGCCAATACGGCCCATGTGAGTTTTAACGCCTGGGGCATTGAGGAGATCGCATAATGGGCCGCTTCCTACGCAACGCAGTCAACGCAGTCAACGCAGTCACCGACGACCCGCGCACCTACCGCAACCATCTGGAGTTCGCGACCGCCGGCACCCACTCGTTTACGGTGCCCGCAGGCGTCTCGCGCATCCGCGCCATCGTGGTCGGTGGTGGCGGCGGTGGCGCAGCCTCCCGCACCAACTCGCACGCCGGCAACGGCGGCGGCGGCGGTGGCTTTGCCATGGGCGAGTACACCGTCACGCCGGGGCAGGTGCTGACGGTCACGGTCGGCGCTCACGGCGCTGGCAACCCCTCCAACAACACCAAAGCCGGCAACGGCGGCACATCCAGTGTCGGCGCCTTGCTCTCGGCCACTGGCGGCCAAGGGGCCGATGGCCACGGTGCCAGTTGGGCGGTTGGCGGTGTGGGCGGCACCGGCACCGGCGGCACGATCCGCAACAGCACGGGCGGCACCGGCGGGCGCGGCAGTTGGGGCGCTTGGGGCTGGAGCACCGAGAACCACAGCGGTGGCGGCGGTGGCGCGGCGGGTTCGTGGCTGGGCAACGGCGGCGCTGGCGGCACAGCGGGATTTCATGCGCACGCCACCGCTGCCGGGGCAGGCGGCGGCGGCATCGGCGGCGCTGGCGGCAACACCACCCAATGGAGCCAGCAAAGCAACAGCAACCATGTGGCGATCTCGGGCGCTGGTGGCGGCTCGGGCGGCCCGGGGGCCAACGGCGCCGATTCGGGCGTGGTTTCCATCAACACCAGCGTCCCGCTGCACTTTGGCATCGGCGGCGCGGCCATCGACGGCCGGTTCGCCGTGCCGATGTGGATGGTGGCCGCCCCGAGCGGCTTGATCCTGCCCGGATTTGCGGGTGTCAACGATGTCCAGTTCTTCGCTGCCGTGCCCAATGGCGCGTTGGCCAACGCGGTGCGCCCCCATTCCTTTGCCACGCCGCGCCTGCTCAACTGCAACGGCGGCGGCGCTCCCGGCGTGTGGGGCCAAAGTGGCGCGCTGGTTGGCGGCAACGGCGGCCCGGGTGGCGGCGGCTCGGGCGGCTACTGCCGTAGCAGCAACAGCCACTCGCACGGCGGCCACGGCGGCGGCCTGAATGCCAACGGCGGCAACGGTGGCCACGGCGGCGGCGGCGGCGGCAACGGCAATATGTGGGGCGGCTCTGGCGGCTCTGGCGGCAACGGTGGCGTGGGCTACGTGGCCATCGAGTGGTGATGAGGGCGCAGCACGCGCCACGCGCCACGCACCAACGCACCACGCACCACGCACCACGCACCAACTCACAAGGAGCACTTCAAATGCCTAACTGGATTCGCATCGAGCACAACCTGGTGCTAGAGAGCACCGACGCCGACCCCAAGGGTCGCTTCCATCCCGACCTCAAGTGGGTCAAAGCCCCAAGCCATGTCGTGGCCGGGATGGTCAAACAAGAGGATGGCAGCTTTGTCGTGCCCGAACCGGCACCAGACAACGCCGCGCCGCCCCCCGATCTGCCCGTCTTTGTGCCCCTGACGCCGCCGCCGACATCGATCTTGTCCAAGCTGGCCTTCATGAACCGCTTCACCCTGGAGGAGCTGGGCGGCATCTACACCGCTGCGCGCAAATCGGTCATGGTCGAGGTGTTCTTGGACAAACTGCGCTTGGCCGAGCACGTGGACGTCACCGACCCGCAGACCATCGCTGGCTTGCAGTCGCTGGCCGGCGCTGGCTTGCTGAGCGAGGCGCGGCTGCAAGAGGTGCTCAAGTGATGGCCGGCTTGAAGCGGCGCTTGGCGATGCTGGCAATCTGGGTGCTGTGTCTGGCGGCCTCGGTGATCGCTTCGCTGTGGATGCTGGCCGCCATCGTCGCCGGCTCGCGCCGGGCTTGGCGGCTGGCGGTGGCGCACGACCAACTGGCCAACGCCGCCTTCGGTGGGCACGAGGACGAGACCATTTCCAGCCGCGCCGGCAAGGCCGCGCGCCAGCGCAAGCGCTGGGCCTGCGTGCTCTGCCGGCTGCTGGATCGCCTCGACCCGAACCACTGCGAGAAGTCTATCGAGCCCGACCGGGGCAAGCCGCTGCCGCCCTAGGCCCACTTGGCGCAGCCGCGCCACCCATTCCCACTGTTCCCACCCGTCCCCAGCCGCTGCCCAGCGGTTTTTTTGTGCTTGGAGATACCTCATGACCACTCACTTCCTGCATGGCGTGGAAGTTGTCGAGATCGACAACGGCCCGCGCCCCATCCGCACCGTGCGCTCGTCGGTGATCGGCCTCATCGGCACCGCACCGGGTGCCGATGAAGCCCAATTCCCGCTCAACACCCCGGTGCTCATCGCTGGCAGCCGCATGGAGGCGGCCAAGCTGGGCGCCAGCGGCACCTTGCCCGCAGCCATCGACGGCATCTTCGACCAAGCCGGGGCACTGGTGGTGGTGATCCGCGTGGCCGAGGGTGCCAGCGAAGCCCTGACCCTGAGCAACATCATCGGCGGTGTCGACGAAGCCACCGGCCAGTACCTCGGTCTGCAGGCATTCTTGGCCGCGCAGTCGGTGGTCAAGGTCACGCCGCGCCTGCTGATCGCACCAGGCTTTACGCACCAGCGCCCGCTTGACCCCAACGACGCCACGCGCCAACTGGCCAACCCGGTGGTGGCCGAACTGGTGGGCATCGCCGAGCGCCTGCGCGCAATAATCATCGCCGACGGGCCCAACAGCACCGACACGGCGGCCATCGACTACCGCGAGGATTGGGGCTCGCCGCGCGTCTACTTGGTCGATCCGCACGTCTTGGTGATGCGAGCCGGGGCCGTGGTCACCGAGCCCGCATCGGCGCGCGTGGCCGGGCTGATCGCCAAGATCGACAACGACCGCGGCTTTTGGTGGAGCCCATCGAACAACGCCATCAACGGCATCTTGGGCAGCCACCGCCCGGTGGACTTTGCGCTCGGCGACCCCAACGCCCGCGCCAACTTGCTCAACGAGAACGAGGTCAGCACCATCATCCAAGAGGATGGCTATCGCCTGTGGGGCAACCGCACCTGCTCGAGCGACCCCAAGTGGGCCTTCTTGAGCGTGCGCCGCACCGCCGACATCATCAACGAATCGCTGCTGCGCGCCCACCTCTGGGCGGTGGATCGCAACATCACCAAGACCTACGTCGAAGAAGTCACCGAGGGCGTCAACGCCTTCTTGCGCCACCTCAAGGCCAAGGGCGCGATCCTGGGCGGCAAGTGCTGGGCCGACCCAGACCTGAACTCGCCCATGTCCATCGCCAGCGGCAAGCTGTACTTCAACTTCGACTTCACCCCACCGTACCCGGCCGAGCACATCATCTTTCGCTCGCACTTGGTTGACGACTACCTCGAGGAGATTCTGTAATGGCTATCGAACTGCCGCGCGTGCTCAAGAACATGAACCTGTTTGTCGATGGCCGGGGCTACGCCGGGCGCATCGACGAGATCGAGTTGCCCAAGCTCACCCTCAAGACCGAGGAGCACCGTGCCGGCGGCATGGACTTGCCGGTCGAGATCGATCTGGGCATGGACAAACTCGAAGCCCAGCTCACCATTTCCGACTACGACCCGGAGGTGTTTAAGCTCTTTGGCCTGCTGGACAACGCCGCCACCCAGATCACCATCCGGGGCGCGATCCAAGCCCAAGGCTCCGAGGCCAAGCCGGTCGCCATCCAACTGCGCGGCGGCTGGAAGGAGCTCGACGCCGGCACTTGGAAGCCGGGCGACAAGAGCACCCTCAAGGTCTCGGTGGCCTCGAGCTACTACAAGCTCAGCATCGACAACGAAGAGCTGATCGAGATCGACGCCATCAACTTGGTCAGACGAGTCGGCGGTGTTGACCAGATGGAAGCCATCCGCGCGGCCATCGGCATCTGAGGGTGCTGGGGGCGGCTACGGCTCGGCAATCAGCCGCTCAATGGCGGCCCGATAAACCGCCATGTCCGCGCGCTTGGCCACGGCCAGCACCAGCACCACCAGAGCGCCATCTTCGACGCGGTAAACCAAGCGATAGCCAGGCTTGAGGAGTTTGATCTTGTAGCAGTCGCGCAGTTGCCCATGCAGCTCAGCGCCCGGGACGCGAGGCTGCTCGAGGCGCTTGGCCAGCAGTTTTTTGAAGAGGGTTTTGACGCTGCCATCCAGCGCCTGCCACTCCTCAAGGGCGGCTGGCAGAAACTTGAGCCGGAATCGTCTTGCTTCGGGCTGCGACATCAGAGCTGATCGAGATCGACCTCGATGGCGCTGTCGCTCAGCGCCAGGCGTTGGCGCGCCAGATCGGCCAGCTCCCGGTCTGCCAGTTCCTCGACCAAAGCCTCGAAGAGCTTGGGCGTGATCATGTAGAAAGCCGGGCGGTTGTGGTTGAGCACAGCCACTGGCTTCTCGCCGGCCGTGCGCAGCACCTGCGCCGGGTTGCGCTTGAACTCAGACATGCTGATGGAGTAGTCGGCGTAGATCGCGTCCATGATCGTTTCCTCAAAGCATTGGCTACAAATATAGCGCCAATTTAGGATCCGACACAGCGGTACATGTCAAATAACTTGTCGCGCCCTCAAGCAGCCACAGGGTGGCGCGGATGGTGGTCGTAGCGCGGTATGTGGGGCAGCACATCGCGCAAGCGCTCGCGCACCAGCTCGGTGTCGTAGTGCGCCTGCAGGGCCAGCCAGCCCTCGGCATCGACGCCAAAGAAGGCACCCAGCCGCGCGGCCGTATCGGCGCTGATGCCCCGGTGGCCCTGCACGATCTCGTTGATGCGCCGGCGTGGCACGCCGATCGCTTTGGCCAGTGCGTACTGGCTGATGCCCAAGGGAACCAGCCAGTCCTTGAGCAAGATTTCGCCCGGATGGCTGAGGGCTACTTCGCGTGTCATGGTGTGAGCTCCTAGCAGTGGTAATCCACGATCTCGACCTGCCAAGCGTGGCCGGCTTCCCAAACGAAGCACAGCCGCCACTGGTCGTTGATGCGGATGCTGTACTGCCCCGCCCGGTCTCCCGTGAGGGCTTCGAGGCGGTTGCCGGGCGGCACCCGCAAGAAGTCGAGATTCGGCGCCGCGTGCAACTGCTGCAGCTTGCGC